GGGTGTCCGGCGACGCGCAGGTGTCGAAACCCTCCCACTCCCTGGCACTTGGCCCCCTCGGATCACGCAACGCCACGCTGACCGTATGCCGCGATTCGAAACTCGGCGTCTCCTACGTCACCGGCTGTTTCTTCGGGTCTCGTGACGCGTTCATCGCGGCCATCGGGGCCACGCACGGCAACACACACCGCGGCAACGCCTACGCGGCTGCGATCATGCTGGCCGATCATGTGGTACCGGCTTTCGGATCGGAGGATTGACATGCCCTCCACACCCATCCCTTTCATCCCTACCCGCCCGTTTATTGAAGGGGCCCGAGCTCGCGCAGCCGGGCTGCCCATCACTGCCAACCCGTACAGCACGCCCGACCTGCAGCGTGCCTGGGATGACGGCTGGCTTGCCCCCAACCCCACCACGCGCCTGCGGGCCGCGCTCGAGCGCCTGGCCGACGTGTGCCCCGTGACCCCCGCCACCCTGCCCGCGCTGGACGAAGCGTGCGCGATCCTGCTGGAGACCGCCAAGTGACCCAAGGAACCCCCACCACGCGCCGCCACGCACGCAGCATGGCCGAAGCCTTCGATTGCCGCCCGCCGGCCCGCCAGACCACGTTCCAAGGCCCATACAGGCGCCGCCGGGGGGTCGACCCGCATCGCGTGGTCGGATGGCTCTGCATCGCTGGGCTTCTCTTCGTGCTGTGGAAGGGATGGTGAACGCGTTTTGCCGCTGTGTGCTTTATTTTACGCGTTCAGCAGTATTTTCCACAATGCGAAAGGGTGTCCACTCTGTCCACTCTGTCCACTCAATTTTCCTATTTTCCCGCATAAGAGAGAGAGAGTCTCTTCTTAGAAGAAAAATAGGGAAATCGCATGTTTTGAGTGGACAGAGTGGACATTTGTTGACCTTTTTACTTGGTCTTTACGCCCTTCACGTCCTGAACGCGCAAATAAAAACGGAGTGGCTTTTGGCCGACTCCGTATTTTTTCGCAAAAATCCCTAAAGACTTACTGATTTACTGGGGCTATGTCCACTCGTGTCCACTCACCCGAAACCTGAAAACTGGACACTTTCAGTCCGACTGGAGCAGCCTGATCCCGTGCACGTGTCTCACGAGCCTGCGTCCACCATCCACTTGGACCTTCTTTTCAGCCACCTCGCACCCTGGCACTGCTCGCTGAATCTCGTTCAGGAACCTGTTTTTCGACAAGGGCAGTGTCCCGCTTTCCTTGCTCCACCCCACGTATGCCGGATAGAGGCCGCCCCCCATACCCGCGCTCAACGACTCGGCATAGGTGATGCCTAACTCGCAGCACTCCGTGATGAACTGCCCGATGCGGTCTTGCTCGGTCTGGTAGTCCTTCGACGCGGCGAGCACGCTGTCGGGCGGCTGCAGCCCGTCAGCGACCCACGCGACAGCGCCCTGCACCACCCACGCGAGGATGCCCGCGCGCTCGGCGAGCAGCTTGTCGAGGATGCTGGTGTCCTTGATGTAGTGGGCCCGCCCCGCGCGCACCTCCTCGACACTGGCAAACCGCGCCAGGTACGGCACCAGCAAAACGCGGCGCCAGATGCCGTTGTCCTGCCCCTTGATGATCGGCTTGTGGTTGGTCAGCAGCTGCAGCTTGTGGGTGGGGGCGAACTCAAAGAAGTCAGCGTGCATGAAGCGGGCCTTGATGCGGTCGCCACCAGTGGCCTGCTTCACGAAGTCCTCGCGCAGCACGCCGCCCTCGCCTGTCTCGTGCGCGGTCACCATGCGCCGACCGAACAGGTCGGCGATCTCGGTAGGGTGCCGGTCTTTGCCGTTCATGAGCAGCCCCGGCGCGGCGGTGCCGGCGTAGTCGCCCAGCACGTCGGCCACGGTGTCGAGCACGGTGGACTTGCCGTTGGAGCCGTTGCCGTAGTGCACGACGAACTGCTGCTCGCGCGTCATGCCCGTCGCGCAGTAGCCGAACCAGCGCTGCAGGAACGTCGCCACGGGCCGCGTGGCACCGGGTCCGCGCCCCTCCTCGAGCGTGATGCGGCCGAGCACCTCGTTCCACAGGGGCGCGCGGGCGCTGGCGTCGTAGTCGATGTCCACCAGGCGCGTGATGTAGTCGCCCGCCCGGTGGGGGCGCAACTCCCCCGTCCTGAGATCCACGGTGCCGTTGCGGCAGTTCAACAGCCACGGGTCGCGGTCCAGGAGGCCGCCATCCACGGTCAGCATCTTGCGCGCCAGCCCCACGGCAGCCTCGATCGTGGCCTTCATCTCGCACTTCACGGCCCACTTGTCCAGCGCCTTGGCTACCTCGTCCAGCTTGGCGTTGGCGCTCAGGTCGAGGCCGGCCTTGGCGCGCAGCGCGTTGGCCTCGGCGTGCACCATGCGCGACAACTCGCAGGCCCACCGGTAGACGTTCGACTCGTCAGGCACCCAGCGCCGGGTATCCCACGAGTACCAGCGCCCGGCAGCGACGAACACCTGCTTGCCGTGCCTGCGCACGATGCGGCCCGCGTTGGCCTGATCGGTGGTGACGTGCTTGGCCTCGGGGATACCCTTGAGTTCGACGACGCTACCGGACCCTGCCTCACTGCCCGCCTCGCCTACCTCGCCACCCGTGCCCTCACCTGCGCCAACCGCGCCGGCAGCCCCTTCGGCCTCGCCAACCACGTCGAACGCCTCGGCAACGCCGTCCAGGCCTTCGAAGATACCGAGCTCGGCCAACCATACGGCGCGCGGCCGGTCCTGGCAGTGCGCGTGCATGCACTTGAAGTTGCCCTTGACGTAGCCGCGAGTGTTGGGCGGGAAATACTGGGTACCGGTCTCGGCGCTCGGGCCTGTGTGCAGGTGCGTGAACGGGCAGCGCACGTTGAGTTCGCCGCCTCGAGCCTGCGACAGCACCAGACCGAGTTCGACGAGTCGCTGGGCCACCGGGTCAGTGCTGACTACCTCGCGCATGACTTGGTGGCGGGGAGCCGCGCTCGGGCGCCCGGCAGCCTCTGCCTGCGCCAGCACAGCCTCGTCCACGACCAGCGGCACGTCATCGCTCGCCAGGCCGTCCAGCACGCCGCTGCGCCGCGCCACAGGGTCCGAGACGCCCTCGCCCATGACAGGCAGCGCGGTGTAGTGGGCCTGCACCGTGCGGAACAGCGCGGCGTCCACCGGGTAACCACCGGCCTGCGCCCAGGCTTTCAGCTGCTCGCCGTCCAGGGGGTCGCGCAGCCAGAACCACAGGTGCGCCTTGAGCACACCGGCGTTCTCGGGGCGTCCTGCGCTGTTGGACAGCTGCCAGTGGCATGACCGCCCCCAGAACTCGGGGGGCAGGCTGGTGGTGATGTACTCGTCGATCGCGAGCTCGGGCATGAGCACCGGGTCGCACGACAGGGGTTCGAACTTGTCGACGTCGACCAGCAGCCAGCGCCGCGGCACCTCGTCGAACTGGGCCAAGGCGCGACGCACGAAGCCGGGCTTGAACTCAGGATCCCGCTCACGGGCGGCGTCGGCGCCGATCCACTTGCCCCGGATGACGCAACTGAACGGGTCGCCCTGCAACTCGGTCAGCAGCGCGGACAAGCCGGCGAAGCCATCGACAGGGGTCTCACGCAGGGAGAAGAACTTGCCGTCCCCGTAGGGGGTGACCGTGCCGTCGGCGTTCCACGTCTTCGCGAAACGGGCGTGAGAGTGCCGCAGCACGGTGATGGTGTCGTTCACGATGTCTTGATCTCCGAGTTGCGGTCGAAGCGGGCGAGCAGCGCGTTGGCGCTGGCGTTCTCGAAACGGCGTACGGTGGCGCAGCACCACACGATTGCGCTGTCCGGCAGCCGCATCGCTTCCCCCGTCATGCCGCGCGAGGAGTCAACCGCGAATGCCTTCGCGTCGCGCGTAGGTGGCCCGCAGAGCACGTAGCCATGATGACCGCTCCCGCGGCACAGGTTGACCAGTTTGGCAGCCTCCGCGGGGCTCGGAGGCACGGGCTTGACTTCGACCCAGTACCCTGCGTCGGGATACCTCTTCCGCTTGGCGCTGCCGACAGGGAAGCGGATGAAGAAGTCGGGGAGGTACCAAGTGCCGTCCTCCAGCACGTAGCCTTCCGGCTCGTATTCCCACTCGATCTTCAGGGAGTCGAAGAGCACCGCGTAGCGGGCTTCAAGGCGCGAACGGAAACGGTACCCTTTGTACCGTGTCTCGATGGCTCTAAGCATGTCGAGATACCTTCAGTAGCAGATTGGCCAGTCTACACCGCAGCGGTCACTTGTCGCGCAATCCCCGCACCACTGCTCGCACCAGGCGCAGCGCCAAGAACAGCGGCGACAGCACGGCCAGCACCAGTGCGGTCCACAGCAACGCACCCGCGGCCCACAGGACGTAGGCGAGCACAGTCAGCAGGTCCATGAGGTTCTCCCGTACACGCGGCGCACCAGCGGCTGCAGCGCCGCGATGAGGGGGTTGGTGACGTCACTCATGCTTGAGGCCGAATGGAGATCCACTGCGTGCTGGTCGGGTCCATGAGCAGCACCGAGTGCTGGTGCGTGTCGCGCATCAGGTCCTCCGCGATGCCGATCGCGCGGGCCCACAGGTGCTCAGGCGTGGACGGGAACCGCGGGTAGTTGATCAGGCCCACGACGTAGCCGGCCTCCTCGCCACCGGTGTAGATGAACGTGGTCGGCTCGACGGTCACGCACAGGCCTTGGCGCAGGCACTCCTTGCGCAGCGTCTGCTTG